TCATTATTAAGATTATGAAATCATAATAACAGACACCGAAATCGATGTCAACAAAAAAATAAAACCCCTATTTCTAGGGGCTTGAGAGCGATAGGTGAACAGATGTTCACTACTACGGAATCTTGTCAATTCGGCGAATGTTATATCCCTCGGTTGCCATCAGCCCAAGATTCTTATATATCTTTACGGCTTCAGCACCTTCTCGCATTATCTTACGATTGCGTTCGATCTTTTCTATGTTTTCTTCCCAGTCCTCAACGAATCGAGATTGACTATCACTAGAGTAAGTAGATGGGTCTTGTTCCATTATAGTTCCTCCAAGTCCATTAAGGGTTCAATAGCTTTACGAATACAATCCTCTCCGTATTCAGTAGAACAAAGAATGTTCGATCCTCTGCCGACCTCTAGCATTACAGTCTTGTCAGTCCTATCTTTAACATAAGTTAAGGTTAGTTCATTCTCTTCAATGAAGCGTAGCATATCATTGGCGTTCCTTGGTGGTAAAGGTGCTGGTATTCTTTTGCAATAGTAGTCACCTTGTACTAAGTCCGATACGAACTTTGAATCCACAGAACCTAGCTTGTTACGGACTAGGACGAGTTCATCTGATCCCATAGAATCGGCGAATCCATCTGGGTAGATGTAGAATTGTATTGTATTATCTTCTTTCATAAATTATTCCTTGATTGAGTTAGCGTATTGGGTTTCGGCTTCAATAGCGTAATTGATAGCTTCTTTGATGTGATCCCATAGGTATTCATCATTATCTAATCTTTCTTGGATTAGATCAACATAGCGTTCGTCCATATTGTTTTCTGAAACTTGGGATTTGATTTGTGGATAGATATAATCTTGTAAGTGTTTGTAATGTGTCATATTAAAAATTTACTTCTATGTTTACGTTATGTTTTCTGATCCCATCGTATTTGAAATCATTATCTACTACCATTTGGTAGGCTTCATCACGAGTCCTAGCTTTGATATAGTAAGTCTCGGTTACAACGAACTCAGTTAAGATGGGTTCATTTTCGGCGTGTGTGTCTTTCATAGTTTTATTAGTTCCTTTGTTTTATAGACTAGAATAGTTTCTTCATCTGGATTATCTATTTCTTTGATTACCCTTGCATCTCCAGCTTCATTGATAATTATTCCGTAGATGTCTTGGTCTTTGTGTTTTACTTTATCTCCTATTTTCATAATTTTATTTCGTTGATTATTAATTGGTTAGAGTAAGTCAAGACATTTAGTGCTTGACATACAATTTAAGATTGAGTATAATTAGGTAACTTCGATACAGTAAGACATCGATTCTACCCCAATTAGCGTAGCGAAAGTCGCAACGGAAAGCACAATTCATCTCGTTGAGATGCGTGCGTTGTATGTGATGTGGATCAAGTGCGTTTCGAATGAGTTGCATATGTGGCTTGTGGCTTTTAAGGATAATTGTATCTATAAATCTAGATGTGATTATTTTCCAGCTCGCACTTCGTATTCGTAGTCTGAGTTATCATATTCCTCAGTCTCATCTCGGTACTCTTCGGCGAAATTGTCCCATCTAGGTATCATTTCGGCGATGATCTTAGCGACCTTTTTAGATTCCTCTTGAAAGGACTTGATGCTTTCTACGACCTCTTCGTCCTTGAGCCAACTTAGAATAAGATTTTCGACATCTTCCTCTAAGTATTTCATATCTTTTTCGTTTATGTATTCCATCAGTTTACCCTTTCTATTTTAAGAGAACCCTCTGCTACATCTTCGTATAATTTTTCTGGTTCGGCACCACTATATACGATAGCATCATTCTCAGTTTCTGCTTCTATGATTTCCTCATAGCTTACTATTTCTTTCCAAGTTACTTTGTATTTATTCATTTTATTCGTTGCTATAGATTATAATTTCTCCATTGGTGAGATCCTCGGTAATTGATTCTCTTACCTCAATGTTACTCGCCCAATAATTAACTTCGGCTTCGTGGTCATCATTGCTTGTTCTCTCTGTAATACCCTCGACTACCCTTACTGAATAGTTGGCGTATGTAGGATTGATTTTTATACAATCTTGTAGTGCTTGTATAATTCTTTTGTTTGCATAGTATTTATTCTTTCCAGTTAGGGTTATTAGTTACATAGATTCTACCCTCTGAGATAGTTTGATTCTCGTGATCACGAGCCATTGCATCTATAACTTCTTCAGTTAGATTTTGGCGATCTAGGTCTCGATACCATTGTTCGAGTCCTTGAACACGCCTTACAGCGTCAGCATAGTTAGGTCTAGTCTCGTAGTTCTTAATGAACTCGGTTACTTCCTTTAGAAGCTTTCTTTTATGTGTTTCTTTCATAGTATTTATTCAGTTCTTTTTTTTGTTCTACTTTTTTTACTATCTTCATATATTCCTTTCGGAACTTTTCTTTCTTTGATTGTTTCATATATTTATTGGTTTATTATATTCTTTCGTCTAATAATTGGTGAATTTTACTTATTGTTTCACTATCTTTCTTTAGTACAGATAGCACCTCTGAGTAAGTGAAACCTCGATTGATTGCATTGTCTCCGAAAGCCATCTCGAAAACTGCTTCAATGAATAGTTCTTTTTGTGTTTTTGTTTTCATATATTTATAGGTTTATTGTTTAAGATATTTGATTTAATATTTGATTGCTTTACTGATTGCAAGCTTTTTTTCATAAAAAAAAGCCGTCTTTAAACGGCTTGTATTTTTTCATTGTATTGCTGGATAAGATTATCTTGCAACTGTCTTAATTCTGTTTCGCCGTAATTGCTTAGATCGTTGCAATCTATTTTTGCATCAACTTTATTTGCCAATGTTGCAATATTTGCGATTAATCCAGATTTGCGTAATTGATTTGCTGATATGTTCATTTTGTTTTCTTTCTTTTATTGGTTATTGATTATTTGATTATTAAAATTGCTATTAATGCAATGATTGCTCCAATGCTACACAATGAGACAAAAACGGCGTTAAAAAGCGTTTCTGTGCCTCCTTTGACTAATTCATCGAGATTGTCTTTCATAAGATTAGGAGGCTATTCTTCTTTCATTGTTAATAAAATTAACTGCTTCTTGCTCTGTTATTCCATAATAAGAAGCAAACTTTGAGACAGTTAAAAAGTTGTTTACATAATCGAGATAAACTTTCTCGCAAAATTCATCAGCTAATTTTGTAAACTTTAGATAGGTATTAAAAGAGACTCTGCTTCCTGTGGAAGCCTCGTCTCTGATTTGAACAGTTAAGCCTTTTAAAAGGGCTTTCTTGTCTTTATTAGTTAATTTCATAATTTATTTATTTATTGTTAATTGATAAAAATTTAATTGAAGCTTTATCTATTGCAAGGAAATAAAGCTTCTATAAATCTTTATGCAATTTGCATTAATTTTTGCTGTTCGTATTTATTTAAATCATTTTCCAATGATTCACGGAATAAAGATTCCATTATATAACCAGCAATTCTTGCAATTTCCTCTTCCAGATTTGTCAATTCACAGCAATTTGATAAAGCATTTTCGTAATAATCGTTATCTGTTCCGAATTTAAAAGCATAGACGATTTCCCATTGCGTCTGGTAATATATAATGCTATCTTCAGCAAAATAATGAGAAGATTCATTTATTAAATCTTCCAGATAATCAATTAGTGTAATTGATTCATTGTCTTTTGTAGCTTCAAAAGCTTCTTTAATTGAATCTTTATTATCTTGAATAAAAGATTCAACGTGTGATTGTATGTTTTGTTTTATTTCGTATGATGTTTTCATAATTTGTTTTTTATTGGAAATTTTTTCGGATCGCATTTTTTCGGATCGCATTTTTTTCTAGTTAATCAATATCATCTAAAAATAAAGAAGGAATATTTCTTTTCTTTTTAGGATTATCAATTTCGCTCACTAAACAATGATGCTCGCCGTTATAGAAAAATTCTTTATGTACTTTAAAGATTTGATTTAGGTCTTTTAATTTCCAGTACTTATTCCAGAATTCAAAAGTACTGCCATCGCAGTATTTATAATTAATAATAGCTTTTCTTATTTTTGTTTTCATATATTTATTTTCTATTGGTGATTTTTTCGGATTAATAAGTTAATCTTAAATCAAAACCGAAACCAGCAATTCCGATTTGATTGTAAAATTCATTAGAGTTTTCTTTCGGGGTTATGCTCTTATTATTATAAAAGGAAACTTTTTCTATAAAGAAAGCTTTACCGAATAAATCGACTTCAATTTCCTCGTGATAGTGTGTTTTAATTAATTGTAATTTCATATATTTATAGGTTATTGTTAAAAGATAATTAAATTTATATTAGCTATAAAAACAGATTGCAAGCTTTTTTTTAAATTATTTTTACCAGCAAAATAATCCTAAAGAAATACTGGTAATATATCCTTATTCAAAAAAAGAAAAAAATCTTTCATATTTAGTAAAAAACGTTTGACAGCCACACAAATGAGATTCAATCTCAATAAATATTAATGATATTGCGACTCAATCTCAACAAAAATCGATATATGTGAACAAATGTACACTACTGCACATATGTACACTATAGGGGAGGAGGTAGTCGCTCGCACGCGTGACTGCGTGTGTATGTATACATATATTAGCCCTTAAAAAAATTTATGCCTCAAAAGCCCACAGACGAAGAAATCGAGCTCAAATCGAGCATACAAGAAGCTATCAAGGAGATTGCCGCCGACAAGGAGTTACAGAAGGTCAAAAGTCTATCGCGGCACAATCCTATGAAAGTCGCGGAGATATTGTATCTGTATAGCATCGGTAAGAGCCAGACGCAGATCGTCAAGAAGTACAACATACAACGCAGTACGGTCATACAAGTGCTAGTTGATTACGCCGACCACCTAGGACAACTAAGGGACGTAGCTGGCAAAATCGCGGCTAAGAACTATATGCAGCTGAGTTCATTGGAGGAGGATTTGGTCGATAAGGTACGTGACAGATTGGAGAACGACCCAGATATGGAGGTATCCTTCAGAGACCTCAAGGAACTAAGTATAGCCAAAGCTAACGCATTCCGGGAGACTATGACCACCAGAGGTGAAGCTACTAGCATATCCGAGGAGCGTAAGGTGATTACCCAAGAGGACTACGAGGATACCCTCAAGGCGGCTAGGGAGCGTCTAGAGGCAATGAAGAAGGTTGACGATGCGGAGATAATAGAAGAGTCAGATGATTGATGAAGATTACGATGACCTCTTTGACCGCATCCGAGGAAACCTCGGCGAGCATTTCAGTAACTATATGTTTATAGTTATGGATGATGACGGAGATTTGTTCTATGACTATACTAACCATAGGGTAGGACGTATGCTAATAAGCGAAACCAAATTTGATATGGACGGGGACTTAGATGCCTTGGACATCATCTGGGACGCTGAAGCCGAAGAAGAGGAGGAAGCTGATGGAACTGACATTTACTAAACATCCTTTTCTACAGCCGCCGACTGACGAAGAGATTGTACTCCTAGCGGAGAACGATCCTAAGTTGCTAGAGGCTCTGTACCAAGCCCACGAGGGTCGAATACAAGCAGCGGAGGAAGACCCTATCCGGTACGGTTTTGATTTACCGGGATGGGATAGAATGAGACTCAGTCTCAATAAGCAGAATGAGTGCCTAGTTCTCGGAGGAAACCGTAGTGGTAAAACCACCGGTTGTGCAAAGATGGTTATGCAAGCCGTAATGGAAAACAACAACGGACATATAGTATGCTTCTCTCAGAACGCAGATACTTCGGTAAAAGTACAGCAAGCGGCTATTTGGGAGATGATGCCGAAGGAGTTCAAGAGAAAGACTAAGAGTGTAGACGGCTATATTAACTTCTCTATGCAGAATGGATTCACTGGGAGTTCGTTTATCTTTCCAGATACTAAGACGAGGGTGGACTTCAAGACGTACACGCAGTTCAGTAACAATCAAACCATCTTGGAGGGTTTTGAGTTCGGCTTTAAGAAGCCTACTGGTTTGAACCTCGGTGCGTGGCTTGACGAATACTTGGGGGATGCGGCGTTGGTGAACACCCTACGATTCCGACTAGCTACAAGGAACTCTAAGCTAGTGATTGGATTTACGCCGATTGATGGGTACACACCATTTATATCCGAGTACCTCAAGGGTGCCGAGACTTTACAGACAAGAGAAGCAGAGCTACTCAAGAACAAGAAGCTGCCTATAGAGCAGTACAGCCCCGAAAGAGATGCTGGTGTTGTGTATCTGCACTCAGACGAGAACCCATTCGGCGGATACGAACGTATAGCAAAAGACCTTCGTGGCAGACCAGAGGAAGAGATTATGGTTCGTGCTTACGGTATGCCCGTGAAGTCAATGACAAGTCTGTTACCATTATTTAACACAGAAGTAAATGTATTATCCGAAGTACCCAATAAATACGGAAGAAGATTTCCAGACATCACTGATAAGTCCAACTATAGCTGTTATCAAGTGGTCGACCCCGCCGGAGCAAGAAACTATGTTGCAATCTGGGCTGGAGTTGATAGAGATAATAATGTCTATATTAGAAGAGAGTTCCCCGACCGTGATTCATACGGAGAGTGGGCAGTTTTTGGCGATCCAAAGTGGCGTTTTGGACCAGCCGCGAAAAAGGTGGGGTACAACGTAGAGGGCTACGTAGAACTCTTCAATGAAATAGAAGAGGAGTTAGGGATTGAGGTAATCGAAAGAATCGGTGACTCCAGATACTTTGCAAGAGAAAATGAAAACAATGATGATTTGTTCACAGCCTTCTATGATTACGGTATGAACTTCATTCCTAGTGACGGACGTACAGAGGAGTTAGGGATCACTGCGTTGGACGAGTGGTTCAGTTATAATCCTAACGTACCGATAGACGAAGCCAACAAACCTATGTGTTATATACATAAGGACTGCGGCAACTTAATAGATTCTTTAATTAACTATAACTCTAACGGAAAAGCGGACGAACCCCTCAAGGACTTCTTTGATGTCATTCGTTACTTACGTATGGCGAATGCCGGAGATGGACCAGACCACATAGACGCTAGAGATTATCAAACTATAACACATACAAAAGGAGGCTACTGATGCCCAAGAAAAAATTAACAGCACTAGCAGAAGAATACGGCATACCTTTCGAGGAAGCCTTAGACCTAGTTTTCAAAGAACTAGAGGAAGATATGGTTACCGGAAGAGGTAAAAACACGTGGATCAATGATGACGGACAAAGAGTTCTAGATGAGTTCATCTCTATGCCAGTCCTTTACAGAGGACCGGTATTACACGAAGCTCCTAATCCTAGTTTTATTATGGTGTACGTAAAGGAACTATCTAAGAAAGTACCAGTACGAATACCTTTGAGATTCAAAGGAACTTTTCCGAAAGGTAAAGTTGTATACCTCGAAGCTGACAATAGTTCAGATACACCAAAATATAATTGGGTACGAACACCTCAACGTACTTAGTACAGTTGATACATATGATATTATATTAAATAAACTTAAAATCAATATGGATAATTTAAAAAATAAACTAAGTAATTTTGATTTCAAAAAATTGGGTACATTAGGAATGTCTCCTAGAAGTGAAAAATTACGTAAAGAATCTAGGGAAAAATTAAGTAGATTGGATAAAAAAGCTATCACTACTGGAAGTCCCTTTAAGAGAAAAATAATAAAAGAGTAATCACCTATGCAAAGTGACTCAATTTCAGAAGCCCTTACTTACGTAGGGAAAGAGCCCGATATTAAAACTTTACGTTACGCCTATGACGAAACCGTTATAGAACTCGAAGCGTATTTCGATCTGTGTCGTACAAGCTATGATGACAGACGTAATTGGTGGGCTGGTAAAAGCCGTGACCACAGAAAGCACGGGGCGGACGCATTCCCTTGGGAAGGTGCTGCTGATATGGAGGCACACACTATCGATGAAAGAATTACTCGTCTTGTATCTCTGTTTATGTCTTCTCTTAATCGTTCTAATGTAAGAGCGTTTCCGGTAGAGAGTACAGACATCGCAAGAAGTAAAGTAGTATCTAGTTTTTTGAAGTGGATGGTATCTAGTGGATACATTCCGCGTTTCAAAAGAGAAATGGAACTCGGTGCTAATTATTTATTAGAAAGAGGTCTATTGATTACATACGTAGGTTGGCACAGAGAAGACCGTAGATTTTTACAGAGACTAGATCTAAATCAGATTGCACAAATAGCTCCAGAGGTTGTTGAGCTCATTGAAGCCGGCGAGAATGATGACGAGTTGATTGCTTTACTAGAAGCAACATTTCCGGGAGTTACTAAGAAAAGAGCTAAGAAAGCTCTCAAGGATTTACGTAAAACTGGCGAAGCTGAGTTACCTATAGTTCGTAGACAAGTTGATGCTCCCGAAGTAAAAACACTTGCACCGGACGGAGACTTTTTCTTTCCTCCGTATGTTACAGACCCACAGCGTGCACCATACTGTTTTTGGAAAACTTATTATACAGCTCAAGAGCTAGAGAACAAAGTAATCACAGATGGATGGGATGCTGACTTCGTAGAAACAATGATAGACAAATATCGCGGAGTAAACATTGATAGCATCGAGAGAGAACAAGAAGGTCGTAGAAGTACATCATTAACTGACAACGCTTATGAAGCAAATGAGTTAATTGAAATAGTATACGGATACCAAAGACTGATTGATCCAGAAGATGGTTCCGAAGGTATTTAC